TGCCGCCTGCCGGGCTGACTCCGATGCCTCCCCTGCTGAAGTGTCAGCATTTGCAGCGCTCTCTTCTGCCTGACTGGCTGATATGCCGGCATTCCTCGCTGACGTCTCCGCCTCTCCGGCATTCTTCTTCGCCTCCTCAGCGTGACGCGCCACCTCTTCCACCATCAGTTCAAAACGGCGCAGTGCCTCCGGCCGGACGTCATCCTCCGACATGGCACCGAGAAAATCATTCAGCGTACCGGGTTGAGAATCTTCATACACGGTGATGGTCCCGGCATGTGACGGCGGGAATCCCTCCACCAACAGAATAACGCTGTACTGACCGTACTCAACGTCCATGCTGTAACGCCCGGCTTCATCCGGATTTTCTGAGGCCAGCGTGTTCACCACCACAGTGGTACTGTTACGTTTTGCTTTCAGCTGGATTGTGCAGTTCTGTACCGGTTTTCCTGTGCCGTCTTTCAGTACACCTGAAATCTTTACTGCCATATTCACCCCACAAAAAAGCCCGCCTGAACAGGCGGGCTGTCATAACACGGTGTTACCTGGCTAATCAGAATTTATAACCAACACCCACGATGAACCCGTCAGTGCGCCAGTCGCCACTGCCGGAGCCTTCATAAGCAATATCAATGGCCACGGATTCGGTCGGGTTAAACTGCACGCCAGCCCCCCACGCCAGAGACGTGTTGCTGTGGCGACCGTCATCACTTCCGGTCAGCACATCGTGCGTTTTCCCCTTGTTGTCAGTTACGCGGAGATAATCCCCGGAGAAAGTCGACACACGGCTGTAAGCCACTCCCGCCATCGCATACGCGCTGAACCATTCATTCACGCGCACAGACGGCCCCGCCATTACGCTGAACCAGCGGTTACGCACGGAATCTTCATGCCAGCGGGTATCGCTGTAACGGGTAATCTGGCGATTCCTGTCTCCTGCATAGCTGAATGACGTCACCAGCCCCAGCGTGTCCGTGAATTCATAACGGTATTTCACGTTAATCCCGTTAAGATTATCGCTACCGGGAGCGTTCGTCCGGGCATGAAGATACCCCGCGCTCAGCGTGGCCTGCTGCTCAGACGCCCATGCAGGCGCACCGGATACGGTCAGACAAATGGCTGCGGACAAAATGGCGGCATAAAGTTTACGCATAATTACCTCTCGCTTTTCTGCAATAAAAAAGGCGTCATTTCTGACGCCCGTTCTGGGTTATAAAATTCAGCTGATACTGATACCTGCTGTGGATTTTTTCATCACCACAACCAGCAGATCGCTGATACTTGCTGTGGGATACCAGTTATTTACCAGCCATGCTGACACCGAAAACTCCAGCGTCATGTGACCGTGACCGGCAGGCATATCAATAACGCCACTGTAAATCAGCGTATTATCCAGCGCGGTACGGTTATAAATTTCAGCACCGTTTTTCCGCACTATCAGACGGCATGAGGAGTAAATATCAGTATGCTCTCTCTCATGTTTAGCGCCGCTGAATGCCACCGCCGGAATAACAATTTGCCGGTCAAACGGCTGATCGTCATAAACCCTGACGGTAATGGTCCCTGATGGCCACCGCTCCGGTGCACGGGAATCCCGGGGGAAAGCTTTGCCCACTGTTTTAACGAGATCGCCTTCAATCTGGTTCGCGGACAGTTTTCCCAGAACCCGACAGTTCTCGTTAATCGTGACGTTGTTGAGCGTCCCGGAATTCGCATTCACGTTACCGCTGATATCAGCATTTCTTGCGGTCAGCCTGCCCTCCGGCGTCAGGGAAAACGTCGGGGGATTGCCGGACGAGGTGATACTCACCGCAAACAGCCGCTTCAGGAACACATCGTTCATGAACAACTGATTCCCCTGCGCCACAAATAACGGCGTGGTGTTGCCGTCCTCCGGGTTAATCATCGCAATACGGTCAGCCAGCAGCAGTATGTTGCTCAGGGGCTGGCCATCAGTATCCTCAATCCCCGCTCCAATACCGGCAACATAGGGTATGCCATTTTTTGTTTTCTGTACCTTCAGCATGTAAAGTGCAGCAAGGTCATCATTTGTGTCCTTCTGCACGCGCTGTATCTGCTGTATGGTGGCGCTCTGGTCTTCCAGCGTTTTACTGACCGTCTGTGTGATTTCATTGCGGGTTTCGGTGATGGTGGTCTTCATCTCCGCCATCTCATCCGCAAGCTGGCTGTTGTCTATCAGCTCCCACAGCCCCTGAGCCAGATGCAGTTTTCCTATTTTTTCCCGAAACAGTCCCAGATACCCTTCTGCATCATTGCTGGCCCGGCCACTGGCTTCCACAAAAGCAGATTTCCCCACCAGGTTGACGCTGCGCACGTAAAACCAGAAATCCTTCCCGGGCTTAATGTGCGGGCCGGATACACTCCACTGACTGCCGGTCCCCAGATAACGGGCAGAGGTTTCCACCTGAGATATGTCTGCGATTTTTGCCTCCGAAAACCAGAACTCAAACTGTACCGTCGGGTCATACACCGCAAGACGCGGGACCGCTGTTATCTGAAAATAGCCCGGTGTCAGCTCAATCGTGGCGGGTACCGCAGGTGCATTAATCCTGAACGTGGTGGTGGCCGGTTCGCCCTGCTGGCCATAACTGTTAATTGCCCTGACTGTCAGGGTGTATTCCCCGAGCGGCAGACCACTGAAACGATGCTCTGTATCCGCAGTGATGGCGGTGGTCACCAGACGGCTGTCTTCTCCGCTTCCGCTGGTCAGGCGCAGACTGAAGCGCACACCCTTCACCACCCGCGGCGTGTCCCATTTCGCCTGTGCCAGATACTGACCGTCAGCCGCGCTCACCTCCACCGTCAGGTGCTGCACTGCCGGTGGAATAACGCTGTTCAGGGTGCCTGACTGCGGCTCAAAGCTGGCCCCGTTATCCACGATGGCTTCTTTTTCCGGTACGTGCTGCACCGCCGTGATGGCAAAGGTGCCGTCCGTGTTTTCCCGGATGGAAACACAGCGGAACAGGCGACGACGCAGTGACGGCAGGGAGAGTCCCCATACACCGTATGTCTCCACACCATCAGGCAGGGTGCTGACCTGTATCCGGTCCGGCGCGGGGTGTGCAGTGATGGCCACACTCACCGGCTTACCGCTGCCGTTAATCAGGTTCACCGTGGCGGCACCTGTCTCCGGCAGGGTCACCTCACGGTCCAGTGTCAGGGTGCGGCTGGCGGCATCGATGGACAGGATACGTCCGCCGGTCATGGTCCCGGCATAGTCGTTATCACAGATTTCAATAATGTCACCGGGTGTGTGACGCAGCCCCTGTGACCCGAGCGTGAAATCCACCGTCTGCGTTTCCAGCAGTCCGGTCTTTATCACCCACAGCCCGGCACGGTGGGCCTGACCGCGACTGGTGCAACCGAACGCATCCATCTTCAGCAGGTTGCGCCCGTAGCGCAGTATGGCTTCCGGGTCTTCCACCAGTTCCGTGGAGGTCTGCCAGCCGTTCTGCGGGTCGGTGTAATTCACCTCCACCGCCGTGTGGCGGTCCTTCAGGGCGCTGAAGCTGTAGCGAAACCCCACGCCGTTATCATCCACCACCACATCGCAGTTGGTGTACGGCCACACCACATCCGACGGGCGGTCCTGAACGAACGTCAGCGTCTGGCCGTTCCATACCGGCATACAGCGCATCGCCGAGCAGAAATCACTGAGAACGTCCCACGCCTTACGCTGTTGTGACAGGTACGCATTAAAGGTCATCCGCGGCTCTGTGCCCCCGAAACCATCCGGGACCGTCTGGTCGCAGTACTGCGCAATGGCATACAGCGCCCATTTGTCCACGTCTGCCGCCCCCAGACGTTTTCCCATGCCGTAGCGCGGGTGAGTCAGCATGTCCCACAGGCACCAGGCCGGGTTGTTGCTGTATGCCGGTTTCAGGCTGCCGTCCCAGATACCGCTGTACGTGCGTTTTTCCGGGTCATAGTTTGACGGTACCTGAATGATGCGACCACGGATATGGTAGTTCACCGTCATCTGCTGGCCGCCGAACTGCTCCGCATCCACCTGCAGCCCCACAATCGCCGTGTTCGGGTAGCACTGTTTCACATCGATGATTTCGGTGTATGACGACCAGAGCGTCTTATTCTGCAGCTGGTCCGAGGTGCTGTCCGCTGTCTCCCGGACCATCCGGATGTTAAAGGGCCGCTCAGGCAGATTATCCAGAATCACCGACGCCAGAAACTGCGAGGTGGTCTTGCCGTTAATGGTGACATCCTTTTCCGTCACCCAGTTACCGTTACGCTGTAACTGAATCAGCAGGCGGACGGATGTCGGGTTTCGGTCACCCTTTGACGTGGTCTGCACCAGTGACTGCACCCCGAAGGTGACCCGCAGGCGGTCAATGTTCGCGGATGTAATGGTGCGCGTCACCGGCTTTGCCTTCGTCACTTCCACGCCCAGTGCGGTTTCCGCCCCGGAGGACTCAAAGCCTTCAGGTGGTGTCTGCTCCTGCTCCCCGGCGCGCCAGACCGCGGTCACACCATGTATCACAGGATTACCGTCCGTGTCCGTCAGCGGGGTTTTGTTCACCAGGATACTCTGCAGCCCCTTCACCGGACCTTCAATCGGCCCTTCACCAATGGCGTCAATCACGCTCATCATCTGCGTGGATTTGAGATTGTCCTTCGCCTCACGAGGTGTGTGCGCCCTGCCGCCACCTTTACCCATAATGTTCCTCTCAATTGGTATTATTAATCGCAGTGATAGGATATTGCACAGCTATTGCGCGATATCATCAGAACGCTGTTTGTTACCCTGTAACCAGCAAGCTCAGTCTGTTAACGGAATTAATGAGGGTTTTATGAAATGTAAAATCATTGCTGCCATTGCCATGCTGACAGCAGCATCATGCGGATACGCAGCAGAACAGGAAGTCCCAATGAACCTTGTCAGTGCTGACGGAAAAGAAGTCAGCATTGGAAAAATAACCATTCAGGAGACCCCCTACGGTCTGCTGTTCACACCAGCCCTTCACTCTCTGTCTGAAGGCATTCATGGTTTTCATGTGCACGAAAAAGGAAATTGCGCCCCGGCACTGAAAGACGGAAAACCGGTCGCAGCATTATCGGCTGGCGGTCACTTTGACCCGAAAAACACCGGCAAACATCTTGGCCCCTGGTCTCCGGATGGACACCTGGGCGACCTCCCTGCGCTGTTCGTGACGCATGACGGAAAAGCGAACTACCCGGTCCTGGCCCCGAGACTGAACTCATTAAAAGAGATTAAAGGGCGTTCTCTCATGCTTCATGCTGGCGGTGATAACCATCATGACCATCCGGAGCCCCTGGGCGGTGGTGGTGCGAGAATGGCCTGCGGCATCATTCAATAATCAGTCAGGTAAGGGGCGGGCCCCTTACCTTTATTCCTCAGGACGATAAATCCTTTCTCCCTGAAAAGAACGGCACATCCTCCCTCTCTGAGTTAATGTTTTTGTCGTGACATAAGAATAATTCCTTACACTCAATCTTCGTAACTCTCCCGCAGTTCCTGTCCGTGAGCACTGCGGGATTTTTTCGCTTTTATGCCTGCCGCCCGATAACCACCACCTTCCCGTCACCGCCTTCATCACGGGTACTGATGTCCTGGGATATACGGCGGGAGCCAACCAGCATTTCACCGTAAGGCACCGGCATCGGGTTCCCCTGGGCAATCATGTTATCCAGCGAGGAAAAGTACGTGTTCTGTCTGCCGTTATCCGTGCTTTTGTACTCCGGTACTTTAGCCTTCGGGGCCAGCATCTGAGCCACACCACCCAGAATCATGCTGGCCCCCAGAGAAAACAGCATCGTGGTGGCAGAAAAACCACCGGCTGCCAGGGCTGAACCCCATAACGCCATTGATGCCCCGGCCGTGAAGAACGACCCCACGATGGCTGCCGCCCCCAGCACAATCTGCAGTCCGCCCTTTCCGGCCCCTGCCAGCCGCGGTACGATATGAATCACGGCCCTCCCGCTCAGTGGCTCATGAAGACGGGCATACACCGCCTCCGGCGCGGTATCCTCACCGGCAATACGTATCTGGTACCAGCCTTCGTTCATCTGACCGCGGAATCCCGGCACCTGCAGCGACAGGGCACGGATGGCCTCCGCTGCCGTGTTCACATACAGGCTGATGCGGCGACCAAATCGTTGTAAATCCCCGTGAAGGCAGATGCGGACCAGTGGCGGTGACGCCAGACAGAATGCGTTCGTCGTTGCCATTTTTCAGAATACCTCTCCCGTTTACTCAGTTGTTCAGGTATATGGTGAAGCAGTTCACCGTTGCCACAGTAAATGGCGGCATGATTGGCCACCGATGCGCCAAAGCAGCACAGCAGGATATCGCCTGCCTGTGCAGAGGACGGAGACACCCGGCAAAAGCCGTTTTCCGCCAGGTTGTCCAGGTACAGGTTCTGGCCGTTGCGCCACCAGTCATCCTCACGCTCAAAATCCGGCATATCAATTCCCGCCAGATGGTAGGCATCCCGGAACAGCGTGTAACAGTCCGTCACCCCGTGCTCAAAGCGCCGTCCTGTCAGATGTGGCACACAGCGGAATTTATGAATTTCCCCCCGGCAGACCAGCCACCAGGACAGTGCACTTTTTATCTGCAGCCGCCGGTCGGCCTCGCTCAGCCAGGGCAGACCACCGGGATGGCTGTGGACCAGTGCCACAATCTCCCCCTGCATCTCTGCCCGCAGCCAGTCTTCCGGTGCAATACGAAAATACGCCTCCGGCTCTGCAGAGATATTCACACAAGGGATATACCGCTCCCCCTCCGGCGTTCTCACCACGAAGCCGCACGACTCCGCAGGCACACACCGCCGGGCATGCGCCAGAATCGCTGATTCTGTCTGTGTCATTGGATTTACTGCGAAAGTTTGTTAATGGAAAGGAAACCGCCAAAATTAGCCACCATGCCGCGCATCTCACACCCGCGCATGCACTTGCTGCATCTGTCCTTACGGATATCGGTGGTGGGTTTATCGAACTCATCCGCCACCGCAGGACCGTTATACCCGCATTCATCTCCCCGGTAATCCCACATACAGGTGTTCGCCAGCATGATGCGACCGGGAAACAGCGCTCCGTCCGTCTCCGTCGGTGTTGCCAGCACAAACGAGGCTGTCATGGCCGTCAGCTCTGACATCTGCTCCACCACCCAGCGGTCGCTCAGCTCCTGCTCCGGGTCCGCTTCCGGATTGCCCGCCACAAAATTCACCGCATCCAGAAAACGGGCATACACCCGGCGGCGGACCACCGTGGCCCCCACCAGGCTCTGCAGGTCCTCCGCCATTCCGGTGACCAGACCGAACAGATTCGACACCGTCAGCGACGGGCGGGCACTGCTGCCCTTCCCGTTCATCTCAAAGCCACTGCCGTCAATCGGGTATGCCTGATATTGCCGCCCCTGCCAGGTAACCGCCTCCCCTTTTTCATTCAGCTCATTGCAGAAAAAATACCGCTCACCACCCTGTACCGTCAGGTCGATTTCCCAGAGTACCACCCGCGGTGACTGCTCTGATTTAACCGACTCGTTCAGACTTTCTTCGTGAATATCCTGCATCAGTTCACCACCTGCTTAAACTCCGCGCTGAATTCAACCCGCAGCATGCGAACCCGTGATGACCAGGCGGCACAGGTCACCTTTATCTGCCGCCAGGCATAAGGCGGTGTCCACAGAAACGCCTTCCAGCCACCGTGCTCTGCCAGGAATGCCTCCAGATGTCGGGCCTCCTCCCGGGTCACGGAAAGCGTCACACGGTATGTTTTCAGGTCAGCATTCAGCCCCGCCGCCATACGCTGCGAATACCCGTCACCAAAACGCACTTCACGCACCGATGGCTGCGAGTTCACCTCCATATCCGGCTTCACTTTCCAGCGAAATGTTTTCATCGCCTGCCTCCGGAAAAGACGCCGCCATCACGCATCTGCGCCTGAATCTCATCCTGCGCCCCCTTGCGGGCCATGTCATACACCGCCTTCATCAGCTGCGGCCCCGCCTGTCCGTTGGTGCCGTCGTTCTGAATCACCACGTGATTGTTCTGATTAAAACTAATGCCTTCCGCCCGCCGCATCTGCGCCGGACTTCCGGCACCGCCCACATAACCACCTTCCGCATACCCGCGCATCAGACGATACAGGTTGCCGACGCCAATCCGGCTGGTTGCCTCCTTC